GGTCGAAGCTGCGGTCGCCGATGAAGGTGCGCAGCCCCTCGGTGCCCTGGTTGGTCAACAGGATGGTGGGCATCATCTCGCGGTAGCGGCGGTCCAGTATCTCGAAGAGCACCGTCTGCTCTCCGTCCGTGCCGTACTGGACGCCGATTTCGTCGATGACAAGCAGCGGCACGTCGGAGAAGCGCGCAATCACGCTCATCTCGCTCTCGGTCGATTCCCGGCGCCAGGTGTTGCGCACCTCGCGGATCAGCTCCATGCAGGTCGTGTACTGGCCGTAGCTCTTCATGCTGTGGATGATCTGGGCAATGATGGCCATGGCCAGGTGGCTCTTGCCGGTCCCAGGCTTGCCGGAGAACGTCAGGCCGGTACCAGCCTTCCAATGCTCGTCAAAGTCGTCTGCGTAGGCCTTGGCGACCTGCAGCGCGTGCTTCTGGCCGTCTGATGTGGCGACGTAGTTGGAAAAGTCCCGGTCCTTGAACCGCTCGGCAATGCCGGAGCGCGCCATGCGGGCGTCGATCTTCTCCTGGTGCTCGGCGTGCTCGCGGTCGGCCTGCTCCTTGTCCTGCGCTTCCTTGGTGCACACGGGGCACTTCGAGAACCGGACGCCGACGATGTGGCGGGCGGTGTAGGGGCCGTGCGTCTCGCAAGTCGCGGACTGGTCGGGCCGGCGCGCCATCAGGGCGCCCATGCTGGTGTCGGTCATTCGAAGCCTTTGGAGTAGTCGATTTCGTCAAATCCGGTGTGGCGGCTGGCCGGGCGGGCGCTGGCGCCTCCCTGGGACTTGGGCTCGTACACGTCCTTCCAGTTGCTGCGGATCGAGTTGTTGATCACCTCCACCGGGTCGTGGCCCTTGGCGCGGATCCTTTCGAGCTGGCTGACGATAAGCTTCTTGGCAAAGTCCGTTCCCTTTGCCTTCGCGGCCTTCCGGGTTTCCATGAACGCATCCCATGTTTCAACGGGGATCCAGTCCGGCAAACAAAAGGCGACGGCCTTTGTATTTGGGTTCAGTGGTGGTTCAGAAGGTTGAGTGATGGTTATGGGTGCAGATTCTGCGGGGGCGGGTGCAGATTCTGCGGGGGTTTTGACGGTATTTGCGGGGGTGTGGTGCAGATTCTGCGGGGGTGCAGTTTCTGCAGGGGTGCAAATCTTGCGGGGGTTGATGCAGTAAAGCGTGCTGCGTCCAAGGCGCATGTCGCGCTTCACGATGCCCATCTTTTCCAGCGCGAGAACGTGGCCCTGCACTGCGCGCTCGCTCATGCTGCACTTCAGCGCGATGGTGGCCACGGCCGGATAGCACTCGCCCAAGTCGTTCGCGTTATCGGCAAGGGCTAACAGGACCATCTTCGGGCCGGATGGAAGTCCAGATTTCCAGACCTCCGTCATGATTGCGATGCTCATTTTTGTAATTCCATTGGTTCGGTTTCAGCACCAGCAGGAGCATGCGTAAAGAGGTCAGTAGCCGCTGCAATGCGATCTTGCTGCAATGGCCCATACTCGGGGTTCAGTTCGCAGCCCAGGTACTGGCGCCCATGCTGCAGGGCCACGGCCGCCGTGGTGCCGCTGCCCATGAACGGGTCCAGCACAATGTCGCCAGGGCGGCTGCCAGCCAGGATGCACGGCTCGATCAGCGCGGGCGGGAATGTTGCGAAGTGGGCACCTGATGCGCGGCTAGTTGGCACCTCCCAGACTGACCGCTTACGGCGCGGAAGGCCATCCACACCCGCTTCCATGACTACCGTGGAATCAAACCTGTAGTGCGGTCGTTTGGTCAGCAGAAAAATCTGCTCGTGCGACCGCGTGAAGCGATCCGTCACTTTTTCCGGCGTCGGGTTCGGTTTGCTCCATATGATTTCCTGGCGGATCAGCCAGCCATCGGCGCGCAGTGCAAAGGCAAGCATCCAGGGGATGCCGATTACCTCCTTCTCCTGTATGCCTACCAGCTTTGTGGCGCGCCGTAGGCACCCTTCATCAATGCCCGGCTTCCCGTTTTGCTTACCAGCGTGAACTGTCTGCCCAGGCATCCCGCCTTTGTGCCCGGTTCGGTAGTTGTAATGGCTGTCCCCGATGTTCAGAAACATCACGCCATCATCCGCCAGTACGTCGCGCACGCATCGGAACACCTCGACCATCGCCATGATATAGGCTTCCGGGGTGGGCTCCTTGCCGATTTCCTGATGCCCTCCACCGTATGAGCGCAGGCCAAAGTATGGCGGGCTGGTGATGCAAGTCTGTACCTTCACATCATCCTTAGCCCAGCGCCGCATCGTTTCGCGGCAGTCGCCCAGTTCAATCCGGTTCATACAGCGCCTTGTGCGCCGCCGGGCAATTCTGGATCCATTCCATGAATGGCCAACTGCCTGTTAGAAAACTCCACGCGCTTTCCGTTTCGCATCTCTATGGTTGTCCCATACAGGAACACATAAAGAACCGTTGCCCAGCGCCCAGCGAAACGCAGGCCGTCTGGTATTTTGATTTTGTCGCCTTCTTTGATGACCATTTCATTTCCCCAAAAAAAATGCCTCTGAACCTGTAGTACCAGTACAGGTGTCAGAGGCATCAAGCCTTGTCGCTTGGATTTGTGAGCATCTGGTACATGCAAAATCGAAGCGACAATATTCCAATTCTACATCAGAAACCGAAGACTGTTTGCAATCCTATGGCGAGTACATAAACGGCGAAGTGGAAGGCCAGCAGTGCGAGCCAGATTTTCCAGGTCATTCTGCCTTCGCCATAACGGTCGCGCATGATGCGATTCTCTTCGGTGCCCCACAGGTCGCGCATCGGGTTGCGTTTCATGATTTCTTCTCCAATGGTTTGAATTTCGAACCAGTCGGGCCGTTCAAATAGTGCACGATCTCCTGCTGCGCGGCCTCCCAGGTCCAGCACACGGTCGCCCGGTGGCCTTCTTCGCTCATGCGCTTGCTGTACCAAAGCTGCTCGGGCGTCGGCTTGTTCTTTCCCGCCTTCATTTCGATGATCAGGCCGATCCATCCACCGCGCGCCACGGGCAGCTTGATGTCGAACTCGCCCTTGAGCATGCCAGCGGCCTTGGCCTTGCCGGCTTGTGCGGTGGTCAACTTCACGCCGTTGAGGCTGCAGGACAAGAGATCGAGCGATGGGTACTGCGCCAGCACGGCGGGATTGCGGGCCCAGGTGAACAGCGCGCACTGGTGCTGGAATTCCGGCTGCGCGCGGCGTTGTTTGGGGATGCCTGAGAAAATCATGGGCTGAAGGTTTCGTGGTTGAGTAGGTCGAACAGGTCGGGCGTGTAGGGCCCGGGCTCGCGCTTCACCGGACTGGCAAAACGAATGGCAGAGCCCTTGCGGATCTTGGCCGGGACAATGCCCGCCTTGCGCGCGCAGCGTGGGCCGACGGCCATGGCGCCGATGAAGGCGAACGGCTCGGTCTTGCGGCCGCAGAGCACACAGATCAGGCGCATGGTGGCCGCCCCTTCCATGTGGCCCACTGCTTCTCGAAGGACACCAGCTTGTCGGCATAGTGCTGCGCCTTGCTGGCGTCATCGCTATCTGCCTTCTTGCCGGCGCGCATGCTGTATTTCAGAATATTTCCTTTGAGGAATCCGATGAATTCCTCTGGCGTCAGCACGTACTCCATCACCGTCCACGGCTGCATGGGCATGTCTTTGTAGTGGCTGCCGCCCACTTGGATGTCGTCTGGATTGGTCATGATGTGAGTGTGTAAATGCCGCGCACGATGCGCTTGACGGAACCGTTGTCGATCAGTTGGTCCAGCACCTTCTGGCACGATTTGTACGGCCAGCCGGTGATCAGGGCGAAGTGCTCCAGGGAAAGAGGGCCGTGCTCCAGCAGGCGCAGGGCGGCGTAGGAGCGGGTCATCGGGTGCTCCGAGTCATGGCGCGCTTGACATGGCCAAGAGCCAAGCGCATTTCCTTGCGCTCTTGGATGGCGAGGTGCGCGGCATAGCAGTGCGGGCACTCTTCCTGCTCCTCACAACCAATCTCTAGCCACTCGTATCCGCTGTATTCGTAGTCTCCCCGTTCTGGCGTGTACCAAGTATGGAGATGAAGATCAGTTTCACGGCCTTTTGCGTCGAGTTCTGGCTGCTTGAAAGTAGGGAAGGTGTCAAATTCCACACCACGCTTGCCGGAATGTCCTTTGCATTTGTCGAGATTTTCGCCAATCCGCTTGCGTGCATCAGCGATGCCCTTTGTGAGACGGGCATACTTGCCTACCAGTTCGAGCGCTTTTTCTGGTTTCATACAGCACTCCAGAGGCACTTGGGCGCTAGGTTCGAGGACTTCGACGGGGCATAGCCAATCCGGCGAATGACCTCCAGGCGCGCCGCTTTCTTGAACACTGCGCCCCATGCCTTGCCGTTGTCCGGCTTGTCCACGACGCCCATCTCTTCGCACCAGTCGCGCACATCCTCGGCCAGAAACTCGCCATCGGCGTGTGCCAGGCAGTAGAGCTCGATGCCGTGTAATGCATCATCGGACCAGCCCCACTTCTGGCGGTTGGCCCGGTCTTCAGCGAGCGCCATGCCGGTGTCGCGTCTCTCGCGTGCTTGTGAGTAATCCATGCTCATTCCCCTTGTAAAAGTTGTTGGCGGTCTTTCTCCCAGCGCGAATAGGCCGCATCCCAAGCCGCGCGTTTTTCCTCCCTGTTCATCGCCATGCCCTGATCAAGTTCAGCGTGGCAGGCGTGGCAGCCTGGCACCGTGAAGATGTCGCTGGCCTTGATGCCCATTCCCTTTCCATGCTTCGACTGGTTCGAATGACATGGCACAACCGTCGATTGGTCATGGAATCGAACCATAGGAAGCAGCAAAAAACAGCCCTGGCCACGGCACAAGCCCAGATAGTCGATGCCGTCGATCTTCGGGCGCACCTTGCGGCGGGCCTTCATCGGCGTGCCGCGCGCCATGGGCTTGGTGCCGGGCTTCATGGGCGAGCGCTTCACAGGAACCTCAACAGTTCACCGACAACACGGTCAAGGTCGGCCCGGCCGGCGTACTTTGTCAGCACCTTTTCCAGCAGCACATCGGCCACCGACGAATAGACGCGCTCGAATTCCACATCGTCCATCGAGGCAAAGCTGATGCTCTTGGCCTGCAGCGTCATCGTTCCGTCGAGGTGGAACGTCTGCTCGTAGTGGCCAGCCAAGATCGTCACATCCTCTCGGAAGCGGTCGAAGTCCTTGCGCACCGGCTCGCCACGGTAGGTCTTGTGCTTGCGGCCCGGATCCCATGCTTCAAAGCCCAGGTTCAGGAGCGCGAAGAACTTGCGATGGAAATCCGGGTTGCGGCTGAAGGTCATGCTGACCTCGACCAGTTCACCCGGCTCCATCTTGATCATGCGGCCCCAGAACCGGCGCCATGCCTTGCGCGCCTCGTCGCCCATGCCATCCAGCGCGCCAAACAGGAGGGTGCGAGCACCTTCCAGCCCCTTGTCGTCAGGCAGTGCGATATTGGTACGCAGGATGGTGAACTTGGCCATGATCAGTAGGGGATGTCGTCGTCCATCGAGTCGAACCCGCTGCCATGGTTCTGCGGCGCCTGGCGGGCGGGCTGCGGTGCACCGCGGGCATCGGCATAGGCATTTCGACCGGGCTGCGCTGCGGGTGCCTGGCGCTGCGGTGTGGGGGCTGGTGCTGCCTGCTGGCCATCGTCACGGCCGCCCAGCAACTGCATGCTGTCGGCGATGATGTCGCAGGTCTGTTTCTCGATGCCGGACTGGTCGGTGTACTTGCCGTATTTCAGGCGGCCTTCGACGTAGATCGGCTTGCCCTTTCTGACGTATTCGCCGACGATCTCGGCCAGCTTGTCGAAGAATTGCACGCGGTGCCACTGGGTCTCTTCGATGGTCTCCCCGGTGTTTTTATCCTTGCGCTTGGACGACGTGGCGAGGCTGATGTTGCAGCTCGCCATGCCGGACGGCAGATAGCGCATTTCGGGGTCGCGGCCCGCGTTGCCAATCAATTGGACTTTGTTCAGTGATGCCATGGTGTTCTCGGTTGGTGGTTAAATCTCGCCCAGCGCAGCGCGGGCTTCGGTGATGCCTTTTGTGGCTGCGTCCAGCGCGCGGCGGGCCTTGTTCAGGGCATTGGCGTGCGGGGATGTCTGGGGCTTGGTGCCGCAGTAGAGCGAGACGATCAGCAGACGCACGGCGCGCGGCACGTTGCCGCCTGCCTCATAGCGGGCGCTGACCGATTGCTGGACACCGGCAGGGCCCCAGAATTCCTTCTGCGTCATGCCGCGCTCGGTGCGCATCTTGCGAGCGACTGGCCCGGTAATTTCGTGTTCTTTCATGGTGCCTCGAATCAGTTGGTTTGAAAACAGAACCAATGGTAACACCATCCGGGGCGCTGGCTAATCAATTTCGTTTGCATTTCAGAACTGAATCGCCCACCGTCCCGGCAAAATGCTGGGGGAATGGTTGCATGAG